AAAACTCTGTCTAGTGCTTTTTCTTGTCTCTCTGCTACTGTCCCCTCAGATTGTAAAAATACATGAGCCTTGGCTTGTTTTATCGCTTCCTCAAGGTATTTAACCTGTCCTGATAGGTTTGCATGATCTTCGTCTGAAGAAGATAGCATTTTTAGGGCAATTTCTACTCTGTTTTCGTTTAAGTTCTCAAGATTCATTTTTTTCCTTAAAATAAAATTGATTGCGTTGCGACTTTCCCACCTGAGTCATATTTCTTTGAGTCTCCTTTAGGATATGGTTCAATTTTGTATAAAAGTTTTGATAAAAGCATTTTTTTGTCGTTTTTAGTGCCATGAAAATAAACATACCTATGTTTTTGACTTCTATCAGAATAATAAAAATCATCTCCATATTTTTCTTTTAATGTTTCTAATGTCATTCCTTGTGCTAAATGTCTATTATGTTTATGTTCTTGTCCTTTAATGTTCCAATTTGTTCTTTTTACGGACAATCCTAAATAAATAAAATTAGTTGCTTGGTATACATAACCCACATGGCCTTGACCTGTATCAGCATAAGAAATTACTATTGTTGGTTTTGGCAATAATTTAATAGAGTTGCTAACTAAAAAAGAAGATTGATTTTTCTCATTATTAAGTAAACACAACCGATTTAATTCTAAAACTTTTGTTTCTTGTTCTTTTCCACATATTCCTCTTGCAACCATTGGTGAACCAGGCAATCCATAAGTGACAACTCCTTTAAGTTCATTGTCTTCATATAAACCAAACGCATGGATAATTTGTGGAATACGCTTGGCATAATGTTTTTTTAATAACCATTGATAACATTCATCACTTTTGATAGGTAAGACTTTCATTGTGTAAATGTCTTTGTTTTCAACATATTTAACATCGTTTTAAACTGTTCTTTAACTTCTGACTTAGCAAATACTTTCTCTGTGTCTACTTTTAGCCTGGAGTTCAACTCACCTAAAATGTTCTTACTAGTCTTGTAGTTTGTGGCATCCCATAAGTGTTCTAGTTCTAAATCCCTTAAACCAGTTTTTAAAGTTAAGTTTGCTTTATCGTCAAATGAACCCTCAAAAAACAACTCAGGTCTAAGTGACATATCCAAGAAATTCACCAAGTCTTTGTTTTTATCAATCTGTAAAGTAATGTAATCATTCTTGTTTGGCTTTGATCCGTAATGAAATCGACAGTAGAACGCACCAGTTCCATCTGTTCCTAGTCCCATTGATGCTTGTAGCTTACAGCCATAAGCGTTACAGAAATAAGTCTTTTTCTCTTGCAAAACAGGTTTATCAAGTTTAATTCTCATATTTTCTCTCTATTATTTTGGTGAAGTTTGTCGGTTTAATCATCCACTCTAAGTCAGCTAAAAAAGGCTTTCTGTCTTTAGATACGACTTTACCTGTTAAAAACTTTGAACCTTTGACAAATACAAAGAAATCGTTTCTAAACCAATCTAAGCCATCTTCTGTGTCTTTACATTCAAACTCTATGAACATTTGTCTCCATCGTTGTTTTAGATAACCCTCTCGTGTTTTATTCCAAGATACAACTCTTGGTAGTTCAGGTAATACTTCATGATAAATATTTATAATCTCAGAATGAGGGCATGGGGGAATCTTAGATTCCTTAGATATAGTATTTGACTTATCTTCTCTTATCTCATCTTCTCTTATCTTATCTTCTCTATCTAACGATTCGTGTAATGGTTCAGCGTTACTTATATCGTTACATTCATCGTTACTTATCTTGTTCTTACGATGCTTTGATACTCTTTTAGCTGTTAAAGCCCTATCTTTAGCAGTTTGACTGTTATGTCGGTCATAGTTAGGTAGATATAAATTTGTGTCATCTTTTTCCATCCAACCAGCTTTCAACATAGCATTACAAAACCCTTTGATACCACAGTAACGATCTAGTAACGATTCTGTAACGCTTGGTGTAACGCCATTAATAGTATTTAAATCAAACCATGACCAAACACGACAACACTTTCCAACAACTGAATCAGGGTCAATATTCAATTCTTCAGCTATTTTAAATATTTCTAGCTTGTCAAAAATATGAGTTTCAAGTTTTATCCAAGACATATCTCACTCCTTGTTAAATACATCTGGTCTAAGCATTTCCCTAGTAACTCGGTTTTCTGATAGCCTCTCAATTTCCTTAATATACTTAAATGGGATATGAGTTTGACCCCATAGCACAACAGTATTGGGTCTAAGTTGTAAAGCCTCAGCCAAGTTTCTTAGTGAGCCAAATTCAATCTTTAATAAATCCATTGGTTTCATAATTATTTCCTTTCTTTCGTAGAATATACTATACTTAATGAATGTTTGCATATGTTATTTGTATTAGGGAAATCCCCTATAAAAATATGTGAAAATATTTTAAAAAAGTATTGACTTGTGGTATTTAAGTGTTTATATTTGAGTCATGCAGTAATTTAAACAATGAAACGAAAGGGAAATGAAATGGGACAAATGAACGACATCTATTTAGCTTATTTGGCTGACTTTGAAGAAAAGCATTCAAATGTAGTTAAACCAACTACTTACTCTTGGGCACAACCAATCAAGTCTTATGAAATGTCAGAGACCGATGTTTTAACTAAACTGCGTGGTCGTTATTGGGGTGACGATAGTTTTCCAAAGGTTTACAAATCCATTGATGGAAAAATTATTGAGATTGGTCAAAGTCAAAGAGGTGACAAATTGTACGCAGTATGGAATTCACTAAATGACTTCAATACTTACGAAACAGCTAAATCTTTTAGAACATTTTTTGGGCAATGGTAATCATGAAAGACTACATATACGGAACTATCTTTACAGTCCTAATGAGCCTTACTTTGGCTTTAATCTACATCTACAAAACAGGAGGTTTTTAATGACTACCTTATGGATTGACCCACTCTCTGACGATGGACAAGAACTAATTGATGATCGTATCAACGAACTTATCAAGACTGACTACAAACCAGCTAATTTAATTAATGAAGCTGTTGCTGAGTTTACAGTTAAAGAAAATCAACAAGTAGCTGACTATGTAAACGAAAACAATATGACAGGTCTAGGTAATTACATTTACTTAAAAACCTATGACTTTGCCTATGCATTAGCTACAAAACAAGCTGAATATGAATTTAACAATGGAGAATTAAATGACTAAAACTAAGAAATATACTCGTGGTGACATGGCTTGCTATCAGATGTATCACGATTTAGATGAAGTGTTTGGTAGTCTTAATGTGCTTAGACATTATCTTGAGACTGCACAACCTATCAGTAGTCATGTAGCTAAAAACGCATTAAATGGCATTTTCACACAACTCATCCATGCACAAATGAACATGATGGATGAAGCTAACTTGGAGTATTAATATGAGCAAATACCTAGAATTACGCAAGATTAACATTAACGAACACACAGAAAAAAAAGGTAAATTTACCTATCTTTCGTGGGCATGGGCAGTAGATCAGCTATTACAACTAGACCCATTAGCCACTTGGACTTACGATCAACCAATGGCTTTTGGTGATACTTTGATGGTGTTTTGCACAGTTGAGGCATTTGGTAAGAAGATGACTGCACAGTTACCAGTTATGAATAATCAGAATAAAGCTATGACTAACCCTGATAGTTTTTCAGTAAATACAGCTATGCAACGATGTTTAGCTAAGGCAATAGCGTTACATGGTCTAGGTCTTTATATCTACGCAGGAGAGGATATACCAAGTGATGCGATTGATGAAGAAACACCTGATCTAACTGATCTCTGCACTAACTGGTGCGATATGATTAATGAGTGCTTAGATATGGATACGCTTAAAGCTGCCTATGGTCAAGCCTATAAAGAGTTAAGTAAGGATAAGATAGCGATTGATCGTATTTCTAAGGCAAAAGATAAAAGAAAGGCAGAACTTGTATGACAATCAATGAGCAAATAGACTCTTTATTAAGTAAGCAAAAAGAAATAGACTATATCTTGGCTACTGAAACAATTAAAGAGTACCTAGTTACATGGCCATCAAATGTCGATTCTAAGTTATGGAATCATCGTCTTGAATCTTTACTGAGGAAAATAGATGAAAAGTTTGAAAGAACACAGAAGTGATAACCACTTTACGCAAGAAGAAGTCGCTTATATCTTGCAAATACCAAGGTTCAAGGTAGAACAAATAGAAAGAATGGCACTAAGAAAACTAGCTTTTATCATTAAACGCAAGTATAAAAAGGAGGATATTTTATGAGTCGAGAGTTCTTTTGGTCAATAGTAATAGGTATTTTACTGTGTGGATTTGTCATTTATTTAACTGAATTAGGTAGAAAATCAGAGGTAAATTGTGCAATGTTAATGGGAGGTTGGCATCCAGACATACCTAAGAAATACCAAGAAATGTGTATTGCTGCTAAACAAGAGAGGAGTGACAGATGACTGAATCATTAATATACAGAGAAGTAGAACAAGGTAGCGATGCCTGGCTAGAGATTCGTAGGGGCAAAGTGACAGCTAGTCGAGTAGCAGATGTATTAGCTAAAACTAAAACAGGTGTATCAGCATCAAGAGGTAATTATTTAATAGAATTAGCGTTACAAAGGGTTACAGGGGTTATAGAGCCTTCTTACACAAACGATGCTATGCAATGGGGCAAGGACAATGAACAGACTGCTAGAACAGCGTTTGAGGTTGCTCATAATGTGTTTGTAGATCAAGTTGCGTTTGTCGATCATCCTACAATTAAAGACTTTGGATGTAGTCCTGATGGTGTTATTGGTGATTCTTTACTCGAATTGAAGTGTCCATATCAATCAGCAGTCCATTGGTCATATTTTAAGGATGGTTGCCCATCTAAATACTATACCCAAATACAAGCACAAATGTCATGTACAGGTGCTAAGTCGGTCTGGTTCGTTTCATTTGACCCTCGTATGCCAGCTAGATCACAGTTATACATAGAAGAAGTTATGCGAGAAGAAGAATTTATTAAGAAGTTAGAAGATGAAGTAAAGCAGTTCTTGAATGAAGTGGAAGTAGAAATGCAATTAATGAAAGGTGAATGAAATGGATTTTAATTCTTTATTTGAATACAAAGATGGTGAACTTTATTGGAAAGTCGCAAGAAGTAATTGCGTTAAAGTTGGGCAAAGAACTGGTTGGGTTTCAAAAATAGGTTATGTTTATGTAAATGTAAACAATATTCCAACTTGTGCTCATAGAATAATTTTTGCAATGCACTATGGCCATTTTCCAGAACAAGTAGATCATATTAATGGCAATAAATCAGACAATAGAATTGAAAATTTAAGAGCAGCAACAAGGTCTGAAAACTTTTGTAATGCCAAAAAACGAATAGATAACACATCAGGAATTAAAGGTATTTATTGGGAAAACCAACGCAAGAAATGGCGAGCCAGTTGCAACAAACATGGTAAACGCTATGATGCAGGGTTTTTTGACAATATAGAAGAAGCAAAAACAGCACTACACATTTTAAGAAGTTCAATTCATGGCAATTTTGCCAAACATCAATAAAGGAGAACTATCATCGCAATCAAATATTACATCAAAGCAGCAGTATCCGAGTATCAAGATAAAGATGGAAAGGCTAAGAAGAAGTATCAATCAATAGGAATCATTTTAGAGACTAAGAATGGGCTTATGCTTAAACTAGAAACAATCCCCTTATTCTCCCTTAAAGATGGTTGTTTAATTGCTTATTTGAACGATCCTGAGCCTAAAGATGCATTTCCTAAGACTTTAGCAGACATCCCAGACGATATGCCATTTTGAGGACAACTATGTTTACAGAACGACAAAAATTACAGTTAAAAGCTGCAGCTAGACCTAGGATGATCAATGGAGTAGAAAATCCTGATTTAAGCAAGCCTAACTATGTTCTTGAGGATGTTATTAATCAAATTAAACTAGAGAATAGTAGAGCATTTATGGAGGAATACGACTTAAAGAATCGTGTATTTTTCCATAAGCCTAAGAACTTAAAACCTGACGAATATTTAGCTTTTTATGAGGAGAATATATGAAACAGTACGAATTGATTGTTCAAGCATTACACAAATGGATTAGTCCTCTTGATGCACTACATAAAGCAGGCACTATGAAGTTAAGCACTAGAGTCGGTGAACTAAGAGCCAAAGGTTATATTATTGAAGATCGTTGGCACGAAAGTCGCAAGTACAAGATGTATAGATTGGTGAAAAAACCATGAAAGTACAGAAAAGTATTTACTACTATAAGCCTTATATTGAGACTGATAAAGATATGCTTAGACTTCAGACTGCACTACTATATAAGCGTGTTCCACTTTTATCAATGATCAAGGCTTGTTTTCGTGGTTGGTTATGAATTGAGTTTGGGATACTCAGATGAGTCCATCTGTCAAACTCTCTAATTATTTGATCAAAGTTAAGGTCAGATGCAATAATGGTCTTAACTACTTCATCAGGAGTCATTCCTACAACTCTCAAGTCTGCAGCACAACCAATCCTATGCTGACTAGTATCTTTAGAACCCACAGCATCATTAACCAGTTTAGAACGGAAAGCACTATTAATAAAAATGGGTTTGCCCAATAGCGTTCTAACTTGTTCAAGAAACTCTGCCAAGCGTGTAAGATT